AAATTGATCCAGATGAACTTTGGGGAGAGTTAATCGCTCCATTGTTGGAATGGAAAGATGACGTACTATCCAATGCAGTAGATGAAGTTATTCATGTTCTGTCTTCTGCAAAGAGGCCAGTTGTTATCGTTGGTAATGGTGTGAGGCTCGCAGATGCCGTCGAGGAATTCAGGACTGTATTTTATCTGGCTGGAATTCCCGTCGTATCATCATGGGGTGCGGCAGATATCATGCCGACAGATCATCACCGGTATATCGGTCGATGTGGTATCTTTGGAGATCGAGCCAGTAATTTCGCAGTTCAGAATGCCGATGTGATACTTGCGATAGGAACGAGATTGACTGTTGCGCAGATAGGCCATGCATCTGATCTGTTCGCACCTAATGCAAAACTGATCATCGTTGATGTAGACGGTGCGGAAATATACAAGAAACCAACCATCAGGGCTGACATTGGTGTTATCGCAGATGCAAAAGAGTTTCTGACGCTTTTCAAGGAAAAATATACGTTTCCCGGATTTGAAAAGTGGGCATTGCATTGCGAGGGAATGAAAAAGAAATATGAGAAAATAGTAATACCTGTTCCTTCTATTGGCATTAGTTCATACGGAGTTGTCGAGCAGTTAGCCGATCAAATGCCCGATGATGCGATCGTGGTTACTGATGTTGGATTTTGCTTCATACCGACATTCCAGACACTGAAGTTGCGATCAGGTCAGCGTCTCATCCATTCTGGTGGAGTATCTCCAATGGGATGGGGTATACCTGCAGCGATCGGTGCGGCATTCACCGGATGTGGCCCAGTGATATGCCTTACCGGTGACGGTGGTGCGATGATGAACCTGCAGGAGTTGCAGACCATTGCGCACCACCGTTTGCGGATGGCCATATTCGTCTACGAGAATGATGGCTATGCCACGATGAAGATCGCACAGAACAATCACTTCAAGCGTGAAGTGATGTCCGGTCCTCGATCTGGCATGAGCCTTCCTGACTTTGTGAAGGTGGCGAAGGCATTCAATATCACCACCATGGAATTCAATTCACTGAATGCATTATCCCATGCGATGGACACGATATTCGACATATCCCATCAGGGGCCGATCGTAATCGTTATGCACATGGACCCGAATGAATTGATTGCTCCCCGTGTGCAGGCTGCAATGGAAGACGGGAAATTCAAACCCGCCGATATATCCGACATGTGGCCGCATCTCCCACGCGAGGAATATGCGAACTGCATGAACACAAACGAAGGAGTGCTTAATGTCGTCAGACGCTCTGAACGACCTCGACAAAAAGAACTGGGGTCCGATTGACGCGCTAGTCAATTGGCTCTGCAAGAGACTTCCAGCCGACGCTAAAGTCCTCGAAATTGGTCCCGGCTATGTTCCGTTTCCACGAGCAACGATGTTCGTGGATTACAGGCCGGTCCCTGTGCCAAACGACAAGATCGTCAGTCTAGATCTCAATACGACGCCATTGCCGTTTCCCGACAAGAGTTTTGACTTCATTTACTGCCGTCATGTGATCGAGGACATGTACAATCCGTTCTTTCTCATCAAGGAAATGGAACGGGTAGCGAAGGCAGGATATATCGAAACACCGTCACCGATCGCCGAATTGGGTCGAGGTGTAGATGGTGCTTCACCTCCGTTTAGAGGCTATCACCACCACAGGAATATCTGCTGGGTGTACGAGGGGGAACTAAGGATAATCGCGAAATATCCCATTGTCGAATACATTCGCTTCACAGAGACAGACATCATGGGATGGCTTCGTGAGGGCCCCAAGCTGTGGAATACTTACTTTTTGTGGGAGGACAAGATCAGGTTCAAGCATATAGAAAGCGGTCCTGACTTCGTGATTACCCGCGACTACTCATCGATCCTCAAGAACGCAATGGATCAAACATCACTTTCGAGCGGCCTCTTTTGGCAAGAGATCCCAGACAAGATGCAAATAAGCCAAGGTGCGCTACCGAGCTTAACCGCAAATCCGAAAGAGCCTGCAAATGTCTAAGAATGTTTTTATCTTCGTTCCAGCATTCGGTCAGATTGTTACAGCGACCACGTTTCTCACCACCCACGCACTGCGACAGCATCTCAATTCAAAGGGCATGGGCGGCGGAATCAGTACACTGTCGTTTCCGGATATTGCCGAATTGCGTGGCATGGCACTGACGATTTGGTACGACACCATGCCGACTGTCGACTATCTTCTTTTCATTGACGCCGATATGGGATTTGCGCCGGAAATCGTTACCGATATGATCCTGTTCGACGAGCCTCTGATCGGTGCAATCTATCCGCAGCGAAAGATGCCTCTCTCATGGGCCGGATCAGGTACCGGCGCTACACAGACGGAGCGCAGGGGCAATTTCATGCTGGTTGAGGGTGTTGGCATGGGATGTACACTCATCAGGCGTGATCTTGTGACAAAGATGATCGAGCAGATGCCTGAATTGATCGACACACGGCTAGGACTTCACCCGGCAGGCCAGACACTGCAGCAGGCAGGCACTAACCGTCTCATACGCTGCTTTGAAAAGCTTGATCTACCGGAGCGTGGTGTTGTGTCGGAAGACCTGTCTTTCTGCCTTCGCTGGCAAAAATGCGGTGGACAAACTTGGGCAGCGATCGGCTACAGGATGAGCCATGTTGGGCCATTTGACTACGCCGGTCGATATCTCGACATGTATGAGCAGGCACCGCCCATGGGCGAAGTCAAGGCTCTCGATGACAAAACGATAGAGAACATTGGCGTTTCGGGCGGTACGCCAATTGGGCCGATGCCGATTGCCGCTCCTCCGCAGGAGCCTGTTACGGCAGTTCCGGTCACGCCAGAGCTACCGCCGATACCGGCTCTTCAGGCTGCAGAGTAATACAGAGGCGGGATGGCACTTGCCATCCCGCACATTTGTGTATCTATTGTGATTCGCATGTTCCCCATACGCGCCGTATGGGTTGAGCCAATCCCGGTCAGCGGAGTCCGCGACCCGGATTTTTAACCGAAGCGAGCCGCTTAGGTAACAGGACTCTCAGTCTCGCGCAGGCGTGAGACAGAGCCAGACCGAAAGATATTCGGATGGCCAATACACAATCACAGTTTGGGTTCCAGCACTTTGGATACCTTCCCGGTGGCGCACCGGACTATCAGCTTTCAAAGTATGCGATCCAGTCGTCCTTCGCGACGAAGATCTGGTTTGGCGACCCTGTCGTCAAATCTGCATCATCGCCATACATCACGCCAGCGACAGGTACAGGTTCGCTGACGACAATCTCAGGTATCTTCTACGGATGCCAGTACACGCCAGTTGGCGGTACGCCAGCATGGTCGCCGTACTTTCCCGGCACTGTCGGATCGGATGCCGTTGCATACGTCATCGATGCGCCGAATGCGCTGTTCCGCGTTGCGGCTCTTCTGACGCCCGTTCCTGCAACTGCCATGGGAAACTGCATCGGTTACTCGACCGGCGCGGGTGGCACGACAGTCGGTCAAGGTTTTTCGACGTTCACTGTCGATCAATCCCTTGTCAATACAACCGCAGCCTTCCAGTTGATTTCGTTCTTCCCCGGCATCGGAAACGGTTCCGATACGACGACGAATTACAATTGGGTGATTGTCGGCTTCAACAACCAACGCTACCGCGTGGCCCTTACGTCTGGCGTGGCGTAATCCAACAGGAGAACTGAACCATGCCCGTCGCACTGGCAAATATTCGCTCAGAGTTGCTCCCCGGATTGTTCGACGTCCGGGGCAGCTACGACATGATCCCGCGACAGTGGGACAAGGTCTTCAAGACGCACAAGTCTTCGATGGCCGTGGAACGATCGACGCAGATGGCGTTTGTCGCTCTGCCGTTTTTGAAAGACGAAGGCGCAGCAACTCAATTCGACAATGCGGCGGGCGAACGCTTCACTTGGGCATTCGTGCATATCGAGGTCGCTCTCGGTTACGCGATTACCCGAAAGGCGATCGACGATCTTCTCTACAAGGCGCAGTTCAATCCGACGAACCTCAAACTGCAGGAAGCCTTCGCGCAGTTTAAGGAAATTCAGGCGGCCAACATCTTCAATCTGGGCACGACGTACAATTCGGCTCAGGTTGGCGACGGTCAGCCCTTCTTCTCGCCTGTTCATCCCTTCGACGGTGGCACATGGGCGAATACATCATCGGTGCCGAAATCACTCAATGAATCGACACTTCTTGCCGACATGACCAACGTCCGCGTTCAGTTCGTCAACGAGCGCGGTCTAAGAATTCTGGCTCGAGCCAGACGCCTTGTTGTACCGCCGAATCTGGAAGGCATTGCTATCCGTCTTACAAAGACCGAGCTTCGTCCCGGCACGGCGGATAACGATGTCAACGCGATCCTGACCTTGTCCGGCGGTCTTCCGGAAGGCCACATCGTTCTCGACTTCCTCACCTCAAACTTTGCATGGTTCCTGACCACGAATATCGAGGGCCTTATCCACATGCTTCGTATTCCGTACGAGAGCGACATGTGGGTCGATAACGTGACCGACAACTTGCTGGTCAAGGCCTACGAACGCTACAGCTTCGGCATCAATGATCCACGCGCTGCTTGGGGCGAATTCCCGACCGCATAAGTTAGGAGCTTCGCAACATGGTTGACACTAATTTTCGCGGTCCCGTCAACTCGATGGGTGCTCTTGAGGTCGATGGTGCAACGACCGCAGTGCAGCCATTCGACGGCCCCAGCATGCTCTATCAGGGCAATGCGCAGCCGGATCTGCGCTCTGCCCCGTTTGCCAAGGACGGTTTCCGTCCGGCACAACAGCCTGCCTTTCTTGAAGGCTCTGACATCTTTGTCATCGACACGATCGTTCAGGCCAGAGCATCGACATCGATATCTGCTGCCCAGATTGTTACATCCGCTGTAGCCGTCTCTCTCGTAACGGCACAGCCTGCCGGTGTAGCAAGTGCGGCCAACATCGCCATCGGCGTTCCCATTATTCCGATCGGAACCACGGTCGCGACCTTTGCCGCGATTGCTCTTGATTTTGGCTATTCGACAGGAACGACCGTTTCCAACAGTTCGACCGTCACGGTTGTCGACAACACGCTGTTTCGTGTCGGACAATGGATCGTCATCGGCGGTGCGGGAAATTCGAGTGCATCGCGCTCGCTTGTTACGCAGGTTCAGACAACGATCGGAACCCTCACCATC